AGCCGTTGCGTTTGTATTTGTCGCTTGACTACCGCCGTTCGCTGCAAAAGAATTTTGCCCAGACGCTAGCGTGCTTTTATTTAGAGCAACAGAATTTTGTCCAGACGCGTTTGTGCTTTCGCCAAAAGAAAAAGCCGACGTCGAGCCACTTGCTTGCGCGTTAAAACCCCCCGCGAAATTATTTGCGGTTATGGCTTCTGTGTTATATCCGATAGCGAACGAATTATTTGCACTAGCTGTAGTGTCAAACCCAGCTGCAAAACTTCTATCGCCGGAAGCCGTACCTTTTTCGCCAATTTTAAAAGAATTTATGCCTTGCGCTATGCCGTCTGTTCCAAAAGACGCGCTATATGACCCCTGAGCCGTTGTTTTGTTTCCAAAAGCAGAAGAAAATAAACCGGTAGCTTTTGTTCTGTGATTAAAGGCTGCCGATTGACCGCCAGTAGCTTCCGTGAGGCTTCCGCTTGCAAAGCTCCAGTTTCCAGTGGCCGTGTTTAGTATGTTTACCGCAAAAGCACCTTTACCATTAGCTGTGTTAGATTTTCCTATTGCGGAAGAATACTCTCTTGACGAAGCGTTCAAATCGCCTATATTCATTGTTATAGTACGTCCAGTCCCTTTATAACCGGGATATGGTTGCGAAACATTAGGGTCATCGCCGGCCTCGATTTTCACGTCGACATCGTCCATTATAAGATCGCCGGTCATCGTATCGCCAGTTTTTGAAACTTTATTTGTTATGTCTGAAGCGTTCTGAGCGATATTACTAGCGTTTGTGCTGATATTCGAAGCGTTCGTAGCTATATTCGTCGCGTTAGTCGATATTCCGGAAGTGTTAGTCGCTATGTCACTAGAATTCGTTGCAATATCTGTTGCATTTGTACTTATGGCCGTCGCGTTTGCGCTTATTCCAGAAGCATTAGTCGATATATTCGAGGTGTTCGTAGCTACGTCTGTTTGCAAGTCTGCTATATCGTCTGCATTTGTAGTAATGTTAGTTGCATTAGTCGATATCGCTGTTGCGTTTGTGCTTATGCCAGACGTATTAGTAGCGATGTTTGTCGCATTCGTGGATATATTCCCCGTGTTAGTCGAGATGTTCGCGGTATTTGTAGCGATGTTCGACGTGTTAGTCGAGATATTACCGGTATTTGTAGTTATTGCCGTTGTGTTGTTTGCGATATTTGTTGCATTCGTACCGATGTCGGTCGCATTGTCCAGAATATCGGAAGTATTGGTGGCAATATTTGTCGTGTTAGTTTGTATGTTACCGGCGTTAGTGGATATGTTACTTGTGTTAGTTGCGATGTTATTTGTGTTCGTCGTGATGTTTGACGTATTGCCGGCAATCGCAGTTTGATTTAAAATAATATCCGCTTCATTCGTGGCGATATCTGACGCGTTTGTGGAAATGTTAGCTGTGTTCGTGCTGATATTACCCGCATTAGTCGAAATATCGCTTGTATTCGTGTTTATAGCCGTTTGTAGCGTGCTTCCGTCAATATCTAGCGTGTTGTCTAGCGCGGTTGTAGTTATGCCGTTAGACCCCGTTATTTCAAATACTTCACTATCTAGGTCAACATCGCCAGTTCCATTGTTTCCTGAGAAATCTAGATCTTCGGCCGTGATCTTATCATCAACGTATTTCTTTGTCGCAGCGTCTTGGTCTTGCGTAGGGTCGGTTACGTCTACGATTTTATTGCTAGACATACTCATTTCGCTTTCAACAGTCACTTCGCCCGAAAGAGTGCTAGTTGTGGTTACGGCCAGTGAGTCAGCAGTAGTTAAACCGCTAGATTCTAGCGTAGTGGATTTTAAACTGCCGTCGTTAGATATCTTGACTCCAGTCAAATTTCCCGCGCCGTCTGTGACTTCTACTTCGCCGGTAATCTCAGAGTTATCGTTTGTCTTTAATAACCCTTTGTAAGTGTCTTTTATTTTAGTGTTTTCTAAACTTGCCATATTTTATTATTTAAACGGGACACGATAAAGACGCTTCCCAAGCCGTATTAGGTAGTGGCGCGTACACAATTAGCTGTGCCGTAGCCGTATTTGTTGTTTTATTAAATGTTGCAGTGCCGTTCGGTGGTGCTATAATCGTTTCCGTCGGTAATCCTCTGCTAATTAGCTCGGCGTCTAACTCTGCTTGTCTAAACAAGTCCCCACGATAACCCGTGTTTATGACTTCAACGCCGTCATATCGAACAATAAACTTGTCGGGGATTCCGTATGCGTCAAAAGTAAGTGTTACAATTCCCGTTGTGTCCCCTAAATTTATATTGTATATCGTTGGGAATGTTACGTTGCCTTGTATTGTACTAGCACCGCAATTAAACGCCGGCACTAAGCAATCTGGCGCACTTTCGTTTTTTATCGTGATGATATTGTCAATGTCCCCCCACGCTTCGTTGGTTTCCATTTCGCAATACACCTTACCCCAATCGTTTGTGTTCATTCGTCTTTGGTTTTACTTGCGTCTTTTTTAGGTACGCAATCAATTTTTTTACGTTTTCTTTTTTTATAATATACTGCTTCATAACACCCACCCTACAAAGTTAGCTTCTCGGTCTGGGTACATATCGCTGTTTACGTTGTTCCAGTACTCAGGAAATTTCTGTTGCGAATTAAACGCCATATAGTCAATAAAACGCCTTGTATAAAAGTCCGCAAAGTTTCGATGTTTTTGCGTGAGGAAATCTACTTCGTCTTTTGTGACACTATCCGATGTTTCGGCTCGGTGTTTAAACAACCCGCCATTCTTGACTTCGTAAGACGCGAATGGTAAATAGTCAACCATAGCAAAGTGTATAAGCATAGGTTGTACGTAATCTTGTACAAGCGTTAGATAATCGCCGGCCAGAGTCCCGTCGATAATATCTTGCTCGATTTTATTATATAATTGCGTACCCAAATAATTCTGGATATGCATTTGCTGTGCAATCTTAATAAACTGAATAAACTTGTCGGTATCTACGTTTCCGTTTAGAATCGTGTTCTTTGCAAGGTCAGTTCGTGTTATAAATAGTCCGGTAGCCATACGTTATGATTTTCGCCAATAGTTATTTCCGGCCGAAGCGATTTGAGCGACTTCTTTCGGATTTGTTTCAAATTTTGCTTCTGGACGTAAAGACGGGTCGAGTTCGTTAATCATTCTTCTGGCCTCGTTCACTGTGATCTTGCGGTTGTTTTTACGTATGTAAACCCTTCGCATCCAGTAATGCGAGCAGTTGACCCCGCCTTTGTACAAAAAGATGTTATACGTTGACGCTCCTTTAGGTGCTAATTCTGAATTTGCGCTACTCTCCTTGTCTAAATCTTCTTTCCGGTATACTTTACCTGCCGAAATCATTTTCGAGCAAAAATCACGGCTCTTACCGGCCGTGCTTCGTCCCGCAGTGTATACGTAGCGCACTTTAAACAGCGCGGTATCTTGTTCGCTTTTTCGATTTGGCGATGAAGACACGACGCTCGCTAGATTTAAAGACTTAGCCAGTAGGTCGTCAAACTCATTAGCCGGACGTTCGTCTATAATAGAGTATTTAGATAGGTCTTCTTCTTCGTAATTCGTGAGCGAGTCCAGTAATTCGTTTCTTAATTTGTCGGCCTCAGACATCGGAACGCAATTCGGCACTTCTTTGCCGTCTTTGATCTTCGTACCTATTTGTTCGTAGCCGTCCCAACAAGGTGCTTTTAAATCGTGAGTTTCGCAAGGCATATAATACGTTTTATCGCCTTCTTCAACAGACCACGCAACGTGTTCGTGATATCCAGAACAACCCATTTCTTCCGCCTTGTCGATAGCTTCTTGTTTTGTTTCGTATGCTATCCGGCCGTCTACTTCCACAGCCGACATAGATAACTTTTGACCGGTTTCTTCTTCTACGACTTCTTTCGTCATAGCGTTTTCGAGGTCAACGAATTCGAGCGGTTGTAGTGTTTTAAAATAAAGGTTTAATGCGATATTATTAAACGCTAGTACTTCATCGAAACTATCTATAAGTAGTTTTTGAAACGGACGTATAACCGTATTGTCCATAAGAGTACTCGCGGTTTCTAGTTCTTCGGCGTTGTTTCCAAGTCCCGTACTATCTTTAATTCCTAAAAGCATTGGACTGATGACTCGGTGTGCAACCATTAGCTTTTGCATACTTTCGCTTGAAAGAAATTCGTATTGTTGGTGTGCGTCAGATAATTGTACTGGCTCGATACTGCCTTGTTGTTCGGTGCCGTCGTTAAACGCTAGGATAAACCGACCGGCGTTGCTACTTCCAGAAAACTTGTCGCGGATCTTCTGCTCGATAAGTGCTTGCGTTTCTTCTTCCGGAATCCCGTTATTAAAGTTAATCATCATTGACGGCGCGAGTCCGTTCATAATGTTGTTTAAATGATAGTTAGCAATTTCTTCTTCTAATTCAGCGTATTGCAACCCCCCTTGATAGTCGACTGGACTATAATACTGGAATCCGGCTCGGTAAGGTTTTACATATACGATTTCGATATCTTCGTTGCTGAATCCAAAAGCGGGTATTCTAGTCAACACGTCGTTTTTTTG